TTCTTGGAGATGAAAAACCAAATTACCCAACACGTATTTGAAAATTACGAAAAGCCTGTAATCTACGATCACCTTGTAGCAGTGGAAAAGTTGCTTTATAAGATGAGGTACCAAAACCTTAACTTAAACACCCAAGATGCCCGCGGACTATTTACTTCGTCAAAAAGCCGCCAAGCAGCACAAAAGCTACTTAATGGACCCAAGCATATTGATTACAACATCTTTGGAACTAGAACAGGACGTTTGTCGACGTATCCAGGCTCTTTCCCTATTCTTACGATGCAAAAGGATTTACGCGCATTAGTCAAACCACAAAACGATTGGTTTATTTCACTTGATTACAATGGAGCTGAGGCTCGCACTGTATTGTCTCTTCTGGGCGAAAAGCAGCCTCCTGGCGACGTGCACGAATGGAATGTTATGAACGTGTTTAAAGACAAAGGAGTAGAATCCCGAGAATCCGCAAAAACGTTCTTTTTCTCATGGCTTTATAACCCAGATTCCAATAAGATTGAAGAGTCCCTTTATGACCGCGATGCGCTTTTAGACAAGTATTACAACGATGGACATATTGAAACTGTGTTTGGTCGAAAGATTGAGGTGGATGCGTACAAGGCAGTCAATTACATTGTACAAAGCACAACTGCCGATTTGGTCAATGATCGAGCCGTTGCTATTGACAAATTTTTAGAAAACAAGCGCTCATTCGTATCACACATCGTACATGATGAAATTGTGCTTGACATTCCCGATGAAGAGAGATATCTTATTCCTGAGATTAAAGACATCTTCTCAAACAACAAACTTGACAAGTTTGTCACAAATCTTAAGGCTGGTAAAGACTATATGGATATTGGAGTATTAAATCTATGATTTCAATTGTAGGAATAGGCAATGCTGCGTCTGCAATCGCAGAAAACTTCAAGTCGCAGAACAATAACTATAAAGTGTATCAACTTGGCAGCAACTACAAGAACACGAAATATACACGTGTCCTTAAGAGCTATGATAGCCCAGAAAAGTACGAAGAAAATATTCCTGATTTGTCCAAGTTTTTCAAAGAGCTAAATGACAAGGTACAAGTGTTCATAGTGGGCTCTTCACACAGCTCAAGTTACGCGCTTGGCATTCTAGAGCAGATGAAAGACAAAAACCTGGAGATCTTCTATATTAAGCCGGATGTGGAATTGCTGACAGGCGTTCCAAAGCTGCTAGAAAACTTATTGTTTGGCGTATTACAAGAATATGCCCGATCGGGACTGTTCAAATCTCTGACTATTTTGTCGAATTTGGAAATTGAAAATAGTATCACTGGTCTATCTATAAAGAACTATTATGAGAAGCTAAATCACACTATCTTTTCATGCGTGCATTACCTTAATTTTTTCAATCACACCGAGCCGGAAATTGGTCAAATGGCTAAGCCATCGGATATCAACAGAATCCGCACCATCGGTATCCTCAATGCGGAAACTTTGTCAGAAAAGTGGCTTTTTAGCCTTGACATCCCGCGAGAGACGTGTTATTATATATGCATAAATCAAGACAGATTAGAGAAGGAAAGCGGACTACATAAGCGAATCGTCGATCTCCTAAAAGAGAAGCCAAGAAATGCATATCGCAAGGTTTCATACGGGATTTGGGAGACACATTTGCAAGACTTTGGGTTCTGCGTTACCCACACAAACGCAATTCAACAAAATACTCTTGACAAGCTAGAACAAGAGTGATACATTAGGTATCGAGGAAAGCTCGATATACTTTACACAAACAAATAGGAGAAAAAACTAATGTCAATCAACATGGAACTAATGAGAAAGAAGCTCGCCCAACTTCGCGGCGAGGATAGGGGAGACGGTAATTCTGTATGGTTTAAGCCTGATGAAGGTGACCAAACTATTCGGATTGTACCAACCGCAGACGGAGACCCCCTGAAGGAAATGTATTTCCACTACAACGTTGGAGATCACAAGGGTGGTATTCCATGCCCTAAGCGCAACTATGGTGAGCGCTGTCCGATTTGTGACTTTGCTTCTCAGCTTTGGCGAGAAGGAAGTGATCAAAATGACGAAGAATCCAAAAAGCTTGCAAAGTCTCTCTTTGTACGTGCACGTTACTTCTCGCCAGTAGTCGTCCGAGGACGCGAAGCTGAGGGAGTAAAGGTCTACGGTTATGGAAAGAGGGCTTACGAGTTGCTTCTCGGATACATTTTGGACCCAGAATACGGGGACATCACTGATACTCTTGAAGGAACTGACATTTCGTTGGTTTACACAAAGCCAACAACGCCGGGTGCATACCCACAAACAAGCCTTAAGATGCGTCGAAACACATCTGCTCTACTGGAGGACACTGAGGCCATCCCCGCCCTCCTAGACGGCATCCCCGATATTGACTCACTCTTCGAGCGTCTAACCCCCGAACAAATTGACGCCATCCTAGATGAGCAATTGGCGAGTGGTGCCTCCGCTGAGTCTCGCTCCACCGAGACGAGCAAATATAATAACACAGAGCCCACTGTCAATCCCGTAGATGCGGCTTTTGATGAATTGATGGCAACTAAGTAGCTTGTTAGATAGCCGCTGGCACCCCGGCTTAGGAATAGGGTGCCGCATTATTCTATAAACAAGGAGATTATATTATGGAATGGTTGAAGTCAATGTTAGCACGCTGGAAGGTGCAAGTTAGTTTTGTGGCAGGAGCGCTTGTCGTTGCCACCACTTACGGACAATGCAGTTTTGAGCCGCCAGCAGCAGAGGAAGTAAGTGAAAACACGCCTGCTGCCGAAACAGTGGAGGCGACCACCACAGTCGAGGTTTCCGCTACCACTTCTACCGAGGAAGCTACAACTTCCACAGTAGAGGAAAATACCCCCACACCCACAACGGAAACCACAGCTACTGATGCTGTAACAGAGTAGCTGCAGCCGCTGGCACACCGGTTAATGTGTGCCATTTTTTTGAGGGCTTGATGAAGACACCATTGCGATATCCTGGCGGTAAATCGCGCGCCATTAAGCATATCCTACCTCATATTCCCGAAAGTGTCGAGCGTGTTTGCTCTCCATTCTTCGGGGGTGGTTCGGTAGAGCTTGCTTTAGCTAACCGTGGCACTGAAGTGTTTGGTTACGACAAGATGAAACAGCTTGTATGGTTCTGGATGGCTCTGTGTGAAGATAACACACGCTTAGCTGACGAAGTAGAGAGCCTGCGAGAACAGTATATAATTAGAAACGGTGAAACGGTTACCGGCTGCTCTAAGGAGTCATTCCACCAGTATCGCCAAGACCTGATGATTGATACGTTTATGTTCTCTTACGAAAGAGCAGCGAAGTATTACGCTATTAATAGAGCAAGTTTCTCTGGTGCTACTTTTAGTGGGGGGTGGTCTGAGAGAGCCTCATACGCAAGATTCACTGATTCGTCAGTCCAAAGACTTAGAGATTTTAAGCGTAAAAACTTTAGAGTAGATTACGCTGACTTTGGTGATGCCATTGAGTATCACCCAAAGGCTTTTTTGTATCTCGATCCTCCTTATATGCTTGAGGGTTCACAAAACTCGCTATATGGTGTTGACGGCAATCTACACAACTCGTTTGATCATGAAAGATTACATTCACTCTTGACAAACCGCGGTCAATGGCTTATGTCGTATAATGACTGCCCGGAGATAAGAGAAATGTATAAAGATTACGAAATTATCGAAGCTCAGTGGACTTATGGCATGAACAAGAGCAAACAGTCATCTGAGATACTAATTAAGGGGTAATGGAAATGAAAAAGATTATAGAGAGTTGGGATTCATACCTGACAGAACAAAAATGCAAGTTACCAAATCGAGGCGATATTGCCGAAGGTGTGGTGGCTGCTGCCATCGCTGCTAAGCTTTCAAAGAGAGTAAACGGTAAAATAGAAATGATAAGCGTGTCTGATGTTGTTGCTCAGGTGGCAAGTATTCAGGATATGAATACTGTTGTTAGCAACGTGGTTCCTGACTTCAGTGATGAACACGAAGATACTGTTAGTTTCACTATTTCAATGCCCAAGCGCCCCTTTGAAGCTCTTGTAGACAGGAATCTTTTAGCTTGTTTGCAGGGTGAGTATGAAGGAGCTGTGAGCTATGTGAATAGTCCCCCGATGCACAAGTTTGCAACACGCCTCGCATCGAACAAAAAATCAAACAACATACTGGTAAAAGCAGCGGGAACAGAGGATCAAAAAGGAACCAAGGTAGACATATCAATAATCGTAGATGGCAATAAACTAAGAAACCAACTGTCGTTGAAAGTAAAGGGCGGCGAACAATTTGCTCAAAAGACCGGGAAAGCTTTTGAGGTTCAAAAAGCCTTTTGGGAGCCTCTCGGCATTGACGTATCAAGCGCCGAGCAAGAATACAACAGTATCGTAGATAGTATACCAGCCGGCAAGCCCTTTTCGTCACGCGAAGAGATTAATACTGGAGGCTACCTACAAATGGCTTCTAATGCGACAAGCTTGATATACCAGCAAGCGTACAAAACCCTAGAATCGAAACTACGGGATGATAAATTTGAGGCTGAATTTGTCAAGCTATTAGCGGACTACATAAAGACTGGCGCTGTTGGACCAGAATCAGAGTTTGTTGAGTTGGTGAAAATTTTACCCGGTGGCTTTAAGAGAGCGAGATTTGGTAAAAAGTTTTACTCCGAGATGGAAAAAGCAAACCTATACCCCATTATCAACACTTCTGGCTCTTATCCCAAGATTCAAATCATATACGAGGACGCGGCGGGAAATAAAAGCGTCCTTGTGCAAATGAGAGCAAAAGTAGAAAGGGCTTCAGGGAAGTCTGGGGGATCAAAAAAGTATGGTGTCCTGATGAGGAACTACCTTGAAACAGGTCCAGCTTTATATAAATTAGCTGGCGTATAAATAATACTTGACTCCACTAATATACAGTGGTATTATAACAAATAACTAAGAGGAGCCAAAATGGCTAAAGCGAAAGCAAAGGCAGGTCGTGTAAATATGCAAGACCTAATGAAACTAGTAAATAAGAAAGCGGGTCAGAATGTGGCTCACGACTTAACAGGAGATAACCCGACTTCTGTTAAGGAATGGATTCCAACGGGATCACGTTGGTTGGATTCTATTATTTGTAAGGGTAAAGTTGCCGGTATTCCGGTTGGCAAGATCACCGAGATTGCCGGACTTGAAGCAACCGGTAAATCATACATGGCTGTGCAGATTGCGGCAAACGCCCAGAAAGAGGGCAAGATGGTCGTTTACTTCGATTCGGAGTCTGCCATCGACCCGATGTTCTTGGAGCGAGCAGGATGCGACCTAGAGCGTTTAATGTACGTTCAAGCGTCTTCTGTGGAGTTTGTCCTTGAGACTATTGAAGAACTTCTTGGAGCAACCGACGAACAGCTTGTATTTATCTGGGATTCTTTGGCATTTACACCATCAATCTCAGACGTTGAAGGAGACTTCAACCCACAGTCTTCAATGGCAGTGAAGGCTCGTATTTTAGCAAAGGGCATGTCCAAGTTGGTTATTCCCATTGCTGATAAGCGCGCAACTTTCATTGTATTGAACCAATTGAAGACAAACATCCCACAAGGTCCGATGGCGCGACAAATCGCTATGACTACACCTTATATCACCCCTGGTGGTAAGGCAATGCACTATGCTTATTCACTTCGTATTTGGTTGACTGGTCGAAAGGCTAAGTCGGCATTTATCGAAGATGAAAAGGGTTTCCGTATTGGCTCCGAAGTTAAGGTAAAGCTTGAGAAATCCCGTTTTGGGACTCAAGGCAGGTCGTGTGCTTTCCGTATCATGTGGGGGACTGAAGATGTTGGAATTCGTGATGAAGAATCGTGGTTCGATGCCATTAAAGGCTGCGAACACCTTTCATCAGCAGGAGCTTGGTATACACTGTCAATGCCCGATGGATATACTAAGAAGTTCCAACCTTCAAAATGGACTAGCCTTGTAGCTTCAGACGAAGAGTTCAAGAACAGAGTAATCCAGATTATGGATGAAGAGATTGTGCAGAAGTTTGATAAACGACAAGGCGATGCTAGCACTTATTACGAGGATCCGGAAGATATTTCGGTTCCAATAAAAGAATAAACAAAAGTGCTTGACTTTGACCCTCCGGTTGGTTATAATATTATCAATCGGAGGGTTTTTTTATGAGTACTGAAAGAAAGCGCGTCATAATCATTGACGCATTAAATATGTTTATTCGAGCGTATATTGTGGATCCTTCTTTGTCAACGAATGGGGATCCGATCGGTGGCATTAAGGGCACGATTAAGATTATGCAAAAGCTAGTGCGAATGACGCAGCCAGATGAAATCTTGGTAATCTGGGATGGACCAAATGGCTCGGCTAAGCGTAAAAGCATCGATAAGAGTTATAAAGAGGGCAGAAAGCCACTGAGACTAAACAGGTCGGTGCACAACCTCACAGATGACCAAATCGTTATGAACAAGATATGGCAGCAATCTCGCGTTGTTGATTACTTCAATGAAATGCCAATTATTCAGCTTATGTTACCTGAAATTGAGGCGGACGATGTGATCTCATTTACATCTAGAATGAGTCGCTATGATGGCTGGCAAAAGGTCATCATATCTAATGATAAGGACTTCCTACAGCTGTGTGATGATGAGACTGTTGTATATCGACCAACGAGCGATCAGCTGATGAACAAGAAGCGGATTATTGAAGAATATGGTGTGCATCCTACAAACATGGCATTGGCAAGGGCGATTGTCGGAGATGCCTCAGACAACCTACCAGGGATCAAAGGCGCCGGACTAGTTTCGGTCAAAAAAAGGTTGTCTTTTCTCGCTTCGGAAAAAGACTATACTATCAACGAGTTAGTAGATTTCTGCGAAAAAGCGGACAGTAAATTGAAGTTTTTTAGCAACATCATCGAGGGGAAAGGGCTCATCTCGCATAATTATAAAATGATGCAGTTGTACGCACCTCTACTCTCAGTTCAAGCTAAAAAGTTTGTGCAAGAGTCCATCGAAAACTTTGACTGCACATTTAATAAAACTAAGATACTCTCACTTATGACCGAGGATGGTTTCGGTGAACTTAACTGGGAAGATCTCAAAACACACCTCAATAAAATTTTATTGTCGTGTTGACTTGCATTTTCGCAAGTAACCAGTTATAATCAACGGGAGGGTACAATTGTCTAATAAACCAAGTTTCAGCAAATATGGAAAAAGCTTTCAAGAAGATCTAGTGCATCTCATCTTGGACGATCGACCGTTCGCAGATCAGATACTAGAAGTTCTGGACGTTAACTTTTTGGAACTTGAGTATCTGCGACTCTTTACATCAAAGATAGTAGATTACAGAGATCGCTACGCTAAGCACCCATCTCAGCAGATTATTGATACTATTCTACAGACCGAACTGGAGAAAGAAGATAAAGTTCTCTCCCAGCAGATTACGGAATACTTCACTAAGATTCGCTCCAGCGAAATTGATGGTTCTGAATATATTAAAGAACAATCGCTTGAGTTTTGTCGCAAGCAGAATTTAAAAGAGGCGATGCTGAAGTCTGTAGAGCTTCTTCAATCAAATTCTTTTGATGAGATTTCAAAGATTATTAACGAGTCTCTTAAACTCGGCTCTGAGTCTAATTTCGGTCATGACTTTCTGGCAGATTTCGAAGAAAGATATAAGCCAAAGTTTCGTGGTCCTGTAACGACCGGATGGAAGCAAATTGATGATATGACTGGCGGCGGCTTGGGTAAATCTGAGCTTGGAGTGGTCGTTGCGCCGACAGGTGCTGGCAAGTCAATGGTTTTGGTGCATCTTGGATCTAACGCAGTTATGGAGGGCAAAACCGTTGTTCACTATACTCTAGAGCTTCAGGATACTGTCATCGGCAAGCGATATGATAGCTGTATCACAGAATATCCCCTCTCTGAACTCTCCGTTTTCAAGGAAGAGATTTACGAAAAGATTAAAGATTTAGAAGGTAGATTAATTGTTAAAGAATATCCTACAAAATCAGCCTCAACTGGTACAATCAGGAATCACTTAAACAAGCTGATTAAGAGAGGTATCGAACCAGGTATGATTATTGTGGATTACGCAGATCTTCTCAAGCCACTGGTAGTGCGCAAAGAGAAGCGAAACGAGCTTGAATCTATCTACGAAGAATTACGCGCCATCTCGCAAGAGTTTGGTTGCCCCATATGGACTGCATCACAGACTAACCGCTCCGGTTTGAATGCAGAGGTGATCACAATGGAGCAAATTTCTGAAGCATTTAACAAATGCTTCGTTGCAGACTTCATCTTCTCTGTCTCGCGAACAATCGACGACAAGCAGAATAACACTGGGAAAATTTTCATAGCCAAGAACAGAAATGGACCCGATGGGATGGTCTATGATATATTTATGGATACCTCTAACGTCAAGATTAGAGTATTACCGAAAACAAACGCGGTTACAGCCACAGCAGCGAACGCAGTGGTAACAAGCCCGGTGGCGTTAACACCGAAAATGCAGAGAAATTACTTACAATCGAAGTATCAAAAATTTAAAGGAACATCAAAATGAAAACTATCGAAAACATCCGCAGATTCAGATTATCTGATTCTTTTATTGAGCCATACACAACCGCAGAGGTCCCATGGGGTCCACTTGGTTACGTAACTTTTAAGCGCACATATGCGCGTCGTCTTAGCGAGTTTGATCCAGAAGCAACGGGCTCCGAAGAATGGTGGCAAACTTGCCGTCGTGTTATTGAAGGCATGTTTAATATGCAAAAACAGCACGTTGTTAGACTTGGTCTGGAATGGAATGATAACAAAGCACAAAAAACTGCCAAGGATGCATTTGATAGATTGTTCAATCTTAAGTGGACACCGCCCGGTCGTGGACTGTGGATGATGGGTACCAAATTTGTTGAAGAGCGCACCGGCGCCGCCCTGTTTAACTGCGCATTTAGATCAACTCAGGATCTCTCTACTAAGGGTGGCTATATCTTCAGCTGGATCATGGATGCTCTGATGGTCGGTGTTGGTGTTGGTTTTGATACGAAGGGTGCTGGTACGATTACATTTGAAGAGCCAGAATATACAAATGACGTGCTTGTGATTGATGATTCGCGAGAAGGGTGGGTGAATTCTGTACAGACACTTCTGAATGGTTTCTTTTTTGGGCACAAGGTTCCTAAGTTTGATTACTCTGCTATTCGACCCTTGGGTGCTTTAATCAGTGGCTTTGGTGGCACATCAAGCGGTCCCGGTCCACTCATCGAGCTTCATGAAAACTTAACACAACTTTTCTCAGACAAGATTGGCGAAGCCATCACTTCTGTGGATATTGTTGATATTGAGAATCTAATTGGTCGCTGTGTGGTGTCCGGAAATGTACGCCGCTCTGCTGCTCTTGCTCTTGGTGATGCAGACGACTTCCGCTATCTTGAAATGAAGAATGATCAAGAAAAACTGTACCATCATCGTTGGGGTTCTAACAACTCTTACAACGCTACTGTTGGTATGGACTACACTTGGCATGCTGAGCAGTCTCAAGAAAATGGCGAGCCTGGTACGATCTGGCTTGAGAACGCGAGAGCATATGGACGTTTTAAGGACGGTGTTAATTACGATGATGCGGAGGTCGTTGGCTTTAACCCTTGTGTTGAGCAAAGCCTTCACAACGCTGAGATGTGTTGTCTCGTCGAAACATTTCCAGCCAAGCATGATGATTATGAAGATTATGTAAAGACGCTCAAGTGTGCATACCTATACGGCAAGACTGTTACGCTTGTTAATACACATTGGCCAGAAACTAACGCTAAGATGCTTAAGAACCGACGCATTGGACTGTCGCAGTCTGGCATCATCCAGGCATTCAATAAGCATGGTCGTAGAACGATGCTTGACTGGTGCGATAATGCGTACGGTTATGTTAAGGAGCTAGATACTGAGTATTCAAATTGGCTTTGTGTTCCAAAGTCCATTAAGATGACGTCGATTAAGCCATCAGGTACCGTCTCTCTGCTCAATGGTTCCACACCAGGTATCCACTTTCCAGAAGACGAATACTATATTAGACGTATCAGATTCTCTAATACTTCAAAAGTTCTTAAAAGTTTAATTAAAGCAGGTTATAATGTTGAAGATGATTCATACTCTCCGAACACTTCTGTTGTTGAGTTCCCTGTCAAGGAACCACACTTTGAAAAGGGAAAACGAGATGTTTCTATGTGGGAGCAGCTTGAGATTGCAGCCCAGTATCAGAATTATTGGGCGGATAACGCAGTGTCTGTTACGGTCTCGTTTAAGGGAAGCGAGGCGAATCAGATTCGCAGTGCACTAGAGATGTATGAAACCAGACTTAAGGCTGTGTCTTTCTTGAAGTACGAAGAGACGGGATATGTGCAAGCTCCGTACGAGTCCATCACAAAAGAGAAGTATGAAGAAATGTCAGCCAAGATCAGCCCCATCACCCGAATTGACGATGAAGAGGGTGGCTCGGGTACAAAATTCTGTACAAATGACACTTGTGAAATTTAGGAGGAACAATGTTTAAACCAGTAAACCGACATATTTTAGTTGACTTAGATCAACGGACAGATGAACAGAAATCGCTAATTGTTTTACCGGAAGATTACCAACCGGAACAACAAAAACACTCTGTTGTCCGTGTTTTGGAAAAGTCTGATGACGTAAAATTCAACCTAATAGTAGGTAGCAAAATCGTTGTCGATTCATCGATGATCGAAGAAATTGTAGTAAATAACACTACTTATAATATAATATTAGAAAATTATGTCGTGGGGGTACTGTAGCCCTAGAGGTTTGATTGATGGACAAAAATTTCTACAACGAGGCTTCCGCCAAAAAGCTTGGGTGGGAGCCCTCTTGGTTTGGTGAAAGGTATTTTGACGACAAGCTTGTTAGGGCTATCAAAAAATGGCAAAAGAAGAGGAATATACCAGCTGACGGACTCTGCGGACCCACCACATTCCGTAGGCTGTGGACTGAAAGGCAAGAGTATCACGTAGTCGGAGAATATTGCAAAAATACTGGTAATTCATATTCTAAATCTATAGTTTATAACGGTGTGTATTATCCAATAAATTGGGATAAGTTTGTCCTATGGAGTGACGATGGCGGTATGCAGACAACTAGCGGTAAATACTATGATTACTCTGCGCGCCCCACAAGACCGATAAGATATTTCGTAAATCATTGGGATGTATGTCTTAGTTCAGAGTCTTGTCATAATATTCTAGAAAAGCGCGGCATATCGGTCCATTTCTTAATCGACAATGATGGAACAATATATCAGACAATGGATATGCAGCATGCAGCTTGGCACGCGGGTACGGAGCGTACTAATAGAGCCTCGATAGGCGTTGAGATTACTAATGCATATTATCCAAAATATCAAAACTGGTACAAGAAGAACGGATTTGGTGACAGACCAATTATAGAAGATGCTTGGGTTCATGGTGAAAAGTTGGATCCATTTACCGGGTTCTACCCACAACAAATTGAAGCGCTTAAGGCACTGTGGCAAGCGGTGCATTTTGCAACTGACATTCCATACGAAACCCCAGTTAATCAATTCGGCAACACATCAACCAAATACGAACAGGAAGTTGCTTATGGTAAATTTTCAGGGTTCGTTAGCCATTACCACATAAGCAAGCGAAAGATAGACTGCGCCGGTCTTGACATTAAACAATTACTCGACGAAATTACTGAGGAAGAATGAGACCAGAATGGGATGAGATATGGATGGACTTTTGCCACACAATTGCAAAAAGATCTTACGATCCAAGATTTCAAGTTGGGGCAGTTATAGTATCTGAAGATAACTGCCAAGTTTTAGCAATTGGGTATAACGGAAATTACGCCGGCGGTCCAAATGAGGTGGAGTCAAGTAATCCGGGGGAGTCGGGAATGATCCACGCAGAAATCAATGCGCTCATTAAACTAGATTATAACAATCCGAAGAAAAAGAAACTATATCTAACGCTTTCTCCCTGTAGGACATGTGCGAAAGCTATCGTGAACGCCGGCATCGACGAAGTAATCTACAGCGAGGCATATAGAGATACTTCAGGTGTGGATATATTAAAGAAAAGTGGCATCAAAGTTAGATCCTTCTGAAAAGGGCGCCCATACAGCACTATATATTGTGTGGGGTTTCTTTTACTGTTCTTGCTGAGCTGTATTTCTAGTACAGAGTTGCAAAATATAATCTATGTTTCGGAGCAAAAGCCGATTGATGCATTTGTTATTGGCAAGCCGATTAGGAAAGCTGAGTGGGAAACACCGCCGAAAGTAAGGGTCTGTGCCAGCACACAATTAACGATGTATCGGGTTGAAAACGCTGTAAAATATTGGGAACGCCTAGGTTATAAATTTGAATACGCATATAAAGACTTTATTATAGATTGCATGAACCCAAGATACGGTGAAATCATAATAACTTTGCCAGAGGGGGGATTTTCAGCAAATCACATGGCAGCGACAAGATTATATACCAGCAATAGCACGGGTAAAATTGTGATGGCTAAAATATTCATATTGCCTAAGAATGGGAGAAAAGAGAGAGTATTGGAGCACGAATTAGGGCACGCTTTAGGTTGGCGCCACTATAGCGAGAGACAACACATAATGCACCCAAACTGGAAAGATGGTGGGTTTAACTCGAAAGGGCTTCGAAAAACAGACTTGACAAACGATAAGAAGTAGGTCATAATATATAAATGGGTTTTGAGTACGAGAACATTGTCGTTGGCAGCTCGCTGTCAGCGTTGATATTTGCTTATGTGAATAATTGCCCAGTGTTTTTTACGCAACCTGACACACCTTTCCGATTTGATTTTTTGTCCCCCAAACACACACCAATTGGTATACCGTGTGAGGCAAAAACATTGTTGTCTTTTGACGACGAGATGGAGGTTGGTACACGCAAGCAAGTTTTATGGGATCGACTGTATTTTCTCTTGTCTTTAAGAGGACTTACACCGCTTTCAAATTTGTGTAAAACGATTAGGTGCAATGAAAAATCTATAGTTTGTTCAAATGAATACTCAAAGATATTTGAAGCGTCGTTTGACAAGTGCTATTATTTTGGAGATCCCAATGCCAGCGGCTTTGTTCGTAAAAACAAGCTTGACGAACATAGTTACATATGTTATGATTATATTGCGTTCAATAGTGGAGGCAAGCATGAAGTCGACTTTATACACACAAGCGATGATTTTATCAGCGAGATATGGTTTTATAGTTCCGACCGTATTGATGGAAATACTCCTGTTAGAGATGCTTGTGCGGTATCAAAGTTAACTGAGTCGCAACTAATAGATTTTGATTACTCAGAAACGATGGCTCGTTTTAAGGTGCTCAAAATTATGAAAGACAACGGAATGAGAGGGAAATTAAGTGGATACACAAAGAAAGGTACGGCTAGGCACTATGATTTTAGAACAACTAGCATCAGACGCGAAACGCACCGCTGTCGAAATGGACTCACATCACAGAGCAATAGTGTCAAAATTAACACCGACAGCGAAGAAAGCATGCTCCGGCTTCTATCGAATGTTCAAGGCTCATCCGATAGATTTTTAGAGTTACTAAATGTCACTTCACCTTAGCGGTATAATACCAATTGCTAACTACAAGGCAGAGTTGGAAGTATCATTTCCAGAGCTGCTTATGCCTGTTAATGATGGGTTCAACTTGATACAGAAGTCGGTGCACGAGTGCGCAGTTGCCGGCTGTAATACAATATGGATTGTGGCTAACGATGACTTGGCGCCAGTCATAAGAAAGACTGTTGGCGACTGGGTGTATGACCCCGTGTACTATAAAAGAGACCTAGAGTCTAAATTTTACTCACAATTAAGGAAAGAGATACCTATTTATTACGTCGGAATCAAACCCAAGGATCAAAATAAAAGAGATAGCTACGGCTGGTCAATAATAGAAGGCATCCATGCTGCCTATATGACTTCTCACAAAATCTCCAAATGGCTAACACCGGAAAAATATTACATTTCCTTTCCGTTTGGGGTTTTTGACATCTACTTTATAAGACAACATCGGAAATTGATTCGCGACAAAACCAAGAATTTATTTTTTACTCATAATGGACAGAGTGTGGTAAACAACCAATATCTGCCATTCACTATGACAGGAGAAGACTTTAAACAATGCCGAAGAGCGATAAACAAAAAGACAACAAGGGAGTATTTACCCCCTTTACCAAACCAGCAGTATCCATCCCAGAAGCTCCCGCTTCACGAGAGGTGGTCCGCTCGTCACTTTACTTTAAGTGATATATATGAGCCTTTAGGTTCACAACAAAGAACAGAAATTGAATTAGAGTGGTATTTTGACGTATCGCACTGGGATGGCTATGCCAAATACATTTCTTCAGAGTATTTGATAAATAAGCCCCTGGATGAGTTGACAAGACCCCGACAGCATGTTACAATACCATATACTAATTCGGAGGGTTAAATGAATCGTATTGATTCTAAAATTAAGTTTGTTGGTCTGCATGCCCACTCGGTAGCAGGCTCTATTTTTGATGCCATTGGGTATCCACAAGATCATATGGACTTTGCATATGAAAATGGCTGTGATGCCTTGGCGCTGACAGACCACGGCAACATGAACGGTCTCGCATACCAAGTACTACACGCCAAGAAGATGCAGGAAGCTGGCAAGGACTTCAAGCCTATCTTTGGCTGCGAGGCATACTTTACGCCTTCTATTGCTGAATGGCACGAAGCCTACAATCAGGCGATGGAAGATAAGAAGAAGGCACGCGCAATTAAGAAGGATGCGCAGTCAGGTGCCACTGTTGAGGACGAGGGTGACAGTAAGAAGACCCAAGGCATCCTCAAACGCCGCCGCCACCTCGTTTTGCTGGCTCAAAACCAAACTGGGCTGAACAACCTATTTAAGTTGGTATCTGAGTCATACCAGCCGGAGAACTTCTATCGCTACCCACGTATCGACTATGCGCTGCTTAAGAAGTACAATGAGGGTATCATTGCTTCTTCTGCTTGTCTTGGTGGGGTGTACGCCGGAAACTACTGGGAGAACCGAGAGGACGGTGATGCAGCCGTGCTCGATGCCATGCGTGAAACAACAGCACGTATGGTTGACATTTTCGGTGATCGCTGGTATGCCGAAGTGCAGTGGAACAATATTAAAGAGCAACATGAGCTGAATCAATATGTTATTCAGGTTGCTAAAGAGTTTGGCGTTGGACTGGTCACGACAGCCGATAGCCATTACCCCAACCCTGATGCTTGGAAGGACCGTGAACTTTACAAGCGTCTTGGTTGGCTTGGTAAGGGCACACCTTCTTGGGCAGAGGGAGAGTCAGAACTCCCCGATGGAGTTGAGGAGATTGGATACGAATTGTATCCCAAGAATGGTGACCAGATCTGGAAAAGCTACAAAGAGTACTCAGAATCCACGGGGTTTGAGTATGATGATGATGTAGTCTTGAAAAGTATTGAGGAATCTCATAGAATCGCTTTCGAGCGCATTGAGAGCTTCCTGCCCGACAATACGGTTCGCCTCCCCGAATTTGTTGTTCCAGCAGGGTTTACAGCCACACAGGCACTAGTAAACTATGCGTTAGAAGGTTTGAAAGACAAGGGTCTTCACACCAACAAGGAATATACAGATCGATTGCGTCTTGAGTTGAATGTCATTGATGACCGAGGCTTCTCAAAGTATTTCTTGACAATGAAGTCTATCGTGGACGTGGCAACCGACATGATGCTTACAGGTCCGGGACGTGGCTCTGCTGCTGGCTCGCTTGTCGCATATGCGCTAAACATCACCCAGGTTGACCCAATCAAGCACGGACTTCTGTTCTCTCGCTTCTTGCGCTCAGATGCAACAGACTACCCAGATATCGACTATGATGTGTCTGACTCAATGTCTCTGAAAGAGAAGCTAGTTGAGATGTGGGGTGAGGACTGTGTTGCTCCAATTTCTAACTGGAACACACTACAGCTTAAGTCACTAATCAAGGACATCTCCAAGCTGTATAATATTCCTTTTACAGAAGTCAACACCGTGACATCAATCATGATTCGGGAAGCAACCCCGCTTGCTAAACAGAAGCATGGTATCAAAGCTGGGGTGTATGCGCCAACATGGCAAGAGGTTATGGAGTTCTCTCCAACGCTTAGACAATATCTCGCTAAGCACCCGGCTGTAAAGACACACGTCGAAGGTCTGGTGGGTCAGGTGCGCTCTTGCTCTCGTCACGCTGGTGGTGTGGTTATCGCCGAGAATCTAGACAAGAGCATGCCCCTTATTAACTCAGGCGGAGTCCGACAAGCACCATGGGCAGAGGGTCAGAACGTCCGACACCTTGAGCCGATGGGCTTTATTAAGTTCGATTTGCTTGGGCTCTCCACACTTAAGATGATGGAGGGTGCAATCTATCACATCCTCAAACGCCATCACGATGTCGAGGAGCCTACGTTCGCGCAGATCCGAGACTACTACGAAGAGTACTTGCACCCTGACATTCTAGATCTAAATGATCAAGAGGTATATCGCAACGTGTTTCATCCCGGTAAGTGGGCGGGTATCTTCCAGTTCACAGAGCACGGAGCCCAGCAGTTTTGTACTAAGGTAAAGCCAAACAACATTATTGACTTGTCCGCTATTACCTCTATCTTCCGTCCCGGTCCATTGTCCGCTGGTGTTGATGCTGACTATGTGGAAGCTAAAGAAAGTCCCCACTACATCAAGTATCTGTCCGAAGAGGCGCGAGAGATTACCGAAGAGACCTTTGGTTTCCTGATTTTCCAGGAACAGATTGCACTACTGGCGCACAAGCTTGGCGGTTTGACCCTTGATGAGGGCAATATGCTGCGCAAGGTGTTGACCAAGAAGGGAACAGGCAAGAACAGCTATAAGGCAAAGCTTCACGAGAAGTTCATTAAGGGCTGCGTGGCTAAGAAGATTAACAGAGATGAAGCACAATCCCTTTGGGATAAGTTTGAGTTCTTCTCCGGCTATGGCTTCAACAAGTCACACGCCGTATCATACTCTATCATCTCTTATCAGTGTGCGTGGTTGTGGAACTACTACCCAGCAGAGTGGATGGCTGCATTCTTGGATAAGGAGCCTGAGACACGTAAGGAGAAGGCGATTAACATCGCAAAGAAGTTTGGATTTGATATTGCCCCTCTTGATGTTAACAAGTCTGGTACTGTGTGGGAGATTAGCGATGATGGTAAGACTCTCATCCAGCCTCTCACATCTATTAAAGGTCTGGGCATGTCAGCTATCGAGCAGATTCTAGACAATCGCCCGTTCATGAATGCAGAGGATCTACTATTCCGTGAGGAAGTATCATACTCTAAGCTAAACAAGAAAGCTTTAGATGCTCTCTGTCGTGGTGGTGCGCTGGACAATATTGTTGATGACCGCTTCTCAGGTCGTAAGCACTTCTGGTCTGCCTGTGTGGTAGAACGACCAAAGAACTTGAAGAAGTTTTCCGAGAACATTGAACTGTTCAGACCTGAAGGTGACTTCAGCGAGGAAGAGGTAATTCAGTTTAAAACCGACCTCACCGGTGTCTTCCCCATCAACTTGGTCATCAGCACAGAAACAGTGGAGAAACTACAAGAAAAGTATATCCCACCTATCTCTGAGTTTGATGAAGAACTACAGGTATGCTGGTTCATCCCTCGCAAGATTACACCAAAGAAAACCAAGAATGGCAAAGATTATTGGATTGTTGAAGTTATTGATTCGAACAATGAACTGACACGAATCCGATGCTGGGGTATCAAGCCCCACAGAGATGTCATTCATCTCAACCGCCCATATATGGCTCGTCTTAAGTATGACGAGAATTGGGGCTTTTCGACATACGCTGTCGGCAAAACATTTAAACTATTAGGATAAACATGAAAGTAATTAAAAAATTTAGTCCGCTCTTAAAAGAGCCAAAGTTCGTCGATGACTTGCCAGTTATCATCAGGGTAAACAAGTTTGATGAAGCATCCGCAAAAAGCTTTTCCGCATTAATGAGAAAAGCACA